GAAACACAGATTAATACTGCCTATACTTTTACAGTAACTGCTACAAATGCAGCTGGTACAAGTGATGCAAGTAGTGCAAGTAATTCAGTAACACCGTCATTACCGGCAGTTTCATCTGTTACTTACATAGTAGTCGGAGGTGGTGGACAAGGTGGATACGGAAATTATCACGGCGGTGGTGGTGGCGGTGGTGGCGTGTTAACAGGAACACTCTCGGTTAGTGGAGGAACAGGATACGGTGTAGCAGTTGGTGCTGGCGGAAACAACAGATCAAGTTCAGGCAGTTACTCAGGATCTGGATCAGGGTTTCATACTATCAGTACCACCGGCGGAGGCGCCGGAGCAACACAACCAGGTACTGGTGGTTATGGCGGATCTGGAGGCGGTGCTCCTGGTAATAGCGGTACTCCTAAAAAAGGAACTGGGGTAGCTGGCCCACCTCGTCAAGGTTACGACGGCGGCGAAGGATCAAACTCATCCCCGTACTATGGAGCAGGTGGCGGCGGCGGCTTTAGCGGCACAGGCGGCACTGGAGGATCTACATCGGGTGGTGCCGGTGGTTATGGTATGTATACAAACGAAGTTGGTTGGGTAGCATCAGGCGGTGGCGGTTCGGCGTATACTGCAACAGGTGGTTCAGGCGGACCAGGTGCCGGATCCGGATCTCAATCACCAGCAGGCGGAGCTGGTTCTGCCGCAACAGTAAATAGAGGTGGCGGTGGCGGTGGATCCGAACGAGAAGGTTCAGACCAATACGGCGGCGCAGGCGGATCAGGTATTGTAATTATTACATATCCAAGTACTTACAGACCTGCAACACCTTCAGGGTCACCAACTGTATCTAATGACGGTACTACTCGTACGTATATTTTTACCGGATCAGGTTCAATAACATTTTAAGAGGAAATTATGGCGCATTTTGCAGAATTAGACGACAATAATATAGTATTACGAGTAATCGTAGTACACAATAATGAACTTTTAAACGAAAATAACGAAGAAGTCGAAGCTAAAGGTATAGCATTTTGCCAAAGTATATTTGGAGAAAATACTAAATGGGTGCAAACAAGTTTTAACCATTCATTTCGTAATGCTTTTGCAGGGCCCGGAGCAGTATATGATCCAGTATTAGACGAATTTAAACATCCGGAAATAATAAATGACAACATTATCAACTAACATATATAACGGTATATTAGCAGTATCGTCCGGCGGTACCGGAACAACTACATTAGATAAATCACTTAATGCATTAGGAGGACAATCGTTATTAGTATCTGGCGCAAATGTTGGCACAGTTAATGGAAATTCAGTACTAGGTTCTACTAATATAGCAATTACTGAAGACACTTCAACTACTGTACAAACCAGTGCATACACTGCATCAGCAAATCAGTTAGTTAAATGCAACACTGCAAGCGGCACATTTACAGTTACATTACCGTTATCTCCTGTTGACGGTGATATCATTAAGATTGTTGATGTAGTAGGTAAGTTTGGTACAAATGCGTTAACAGTATCCCCAAACGGAAAAACAATTGAAAATGATACATCATTAATTTTAGATGTAAATAACGCTAATATATCTATTATGTATATTAATAATAATTGGAAATTGTTAGATATTGCTCCAACTATATGGATATCACCACCTGTACCTGTATTTAGTGTATTTAGTACTACTCTATATATCGGCAACGGCTCAACGCAGACCATCAATAACGGCATCGACTTGGCTGGTAAAGGTGGATTGGTTTGGGTTAAAGGTCGTAATTTATCTTGGGACCACACTTTATATGATACAGTAAATGGAGTTGGAATCGGACCATTAAATACTGCAACTACGGCTGCTCCTAACCCTGCAAACAATCAGCGTGTTACTGCTTTTAATTCAAATGGTTTTACATTAGGTACAAATGGAAACGTAAACGGCTCTGGTTATACCTACGTTTCATGGACATTCCGCAAAGCACCAAAGTTTTTTGATGTGGTGACTTATACAGGTGATGGAAATGCTAGTAGAGCTATACCGCATTCACTCGGTATCCGTCCAGGTTTTGTTACAGTAAAATCAACTAGCGTATCCGGTGATTGGCAGGTGTTGTGTCGCGCAACAGATACTGCGTGGCCCTGGTTGCAGCTGAATCTTGCTGCTACGCAAAGCGGCTCATATAATATTGGTGCAGATATTAGTGCTAGCAGTTTTAATGTTGGTGGACTGCTACCTAATGCTTCTGGAGTAACATACGTAGCTTATGTTTTCGCCCACGACACGTCTTCAACTGGAATTATTCAGTGTGGAAGTTATACAGGAAACGGTACTACTTCTCCTCCATCAGTGTCGCTTGGATGGGAACCTCAGTATGTTTTAATAAAAAAAGTAACAGGTACCATGACAAATGCGAATTGGTTTGTGTTTGATGCTATGCGTGGAGTTTTTACAAATGGAAATGATGCTGAGCTTGACGCAAATTCAACGGCTGCAGAAAACAATACGTTCGCACTTAATGATACGCTCGATTTTACAGCAACAGGGTTTTCCATAAAGTTTAACCATCAACTTACAAATGAATCTAGTTCAACCTACATCTACATGGCAATCCGTAAGTAATAAGCAACCTATAAATATACAACTAACCAGGAAATCGTATGCCAGCTACACTTTCATCAAAATTATATAACGATGTATTACCAGTATCAGTTGGAGGCACTGGTGTAACATCAGCAGCCGCAGCAGTGACTGCGTTAAAAGCACAACCTACGCTAACTTCCGGTACTAATATAAAACCTATTAATAACACTAGTTTATTAGGATCTGGAAATATATCTATTAAATGCATAATGCCAACTCCTGTTATTTCAGGTAATTATACTGCAGCATCGTACGATTTAGTAAGGTGTAACAGTACAAGTTCATTTACTATTACATTTCCATTAACTCCAAATGACGGTGATGTTATCACAGTGTTAGATGTTGGAGGATTGTTTAGTTCAAATCCAGTAACAATTTCTCCAAACGGCAAAACAATTGAAAGTGATAATTCTGTAATTTTAAATATTTCTTATGCGTGTGTTACATTTGTTTACGAACTGTCTACTACTAATTGGGTGTTAGGTAATAAATCGTCGTTAATAGCAATTTCTGCTCCAAATCCTCCAACTAATGTTTCGGCTTCAATATCTCTTAAAACTGCAACTATTTCATTTACATCACCAACATTTGACGGCGGAAGCCCGATAACAGGTTATACTGCAACAAGTTCACCTGGCGGATTAATTGGAACTACAATTCATCCATCTACTTCGATTATAATATCTAATTTACTACCAGGGACTTCGTACACATTTACAGTAACATCAGCTAATGCATTTGGTACTAGCCTTGCAAGTATTGCATCTTTGGCAAAAACTACGTTATCTGTTCCTACTACACCATCTGGAATTTCTGTAGTTACAGCGTCTGGACAAGCAACTGTATCATTTACCTCTACATCAGATCCATTAGTGCCAATTACTTCATACAAAGTAACATCGTCAGGCGGACAATTTAATACTGGTTCTGGATCTCCAATTACTGTTACAGGGTTAACTAACGGATCCTCGTATACATTTACAGTAATTGCTACTAATACTATGGGAGATAGTGCAGGTGGTGTTTCATCGTTAATTACAATTCCAACTTATGATCCATACTTTAGTTCAGTTACAGTATTAATAAATGCTAATACAGGAGCTAACGGAAGTACAACCTTTTACGACTCAAGTAGCAATGGACGGACAGTTACTAATAATGTTGGATCATCTTCAGTAACTGTAAGTACAGCAAATGTAAGATACGGATCCGGTAGTATAACCACAGGTACAGGATACTTAACTATGACGCCAACGTCAACAACTACAATTGGATTATCTAATAATTTTACAATTGAATTTTGGTTTTTGCCAAATGGAGTTCAAGGATCATGGGTAGGGTTTTGTGGTAATTATATGGATGCTGGATACGGTTCAAGAAGTTCATGGGCAATTGGATACGACGGCAATGGAACTGGAATCAGTTGTAGTTGTGCATTTGGTACTAGTGCTGGGTCTTACGTTGGAACATCAACTGCAACAGTTACTAATAATGTTTGGCATCATTTAGCATTTGTTAGATCTGGATCTGTATTTACTATGTACATAGACGGCATTAGTATATCAAGTTTTACAGATTCTCGTGCAATTTATGACGGTGGATCAAATTTAGAAATTGGTAGTTATATTCAAGGCGGTTACAGATTTAACGGATGGATGGATGATTTTCGTATTACTAAAGGGGTTGCAAGATATACTGCTGCATTTAATACCAGTTTACCACCGGCATGTCCAACTCAGTAACTACGATAAATATGAATAACATTTTAAAGGAAATAAATTATGGCTAAAAACTTGTCCGATATACTTTTAGGAGTTTCGTCGGGTGTACTTAAAGTTACAAACGGCGGAACTGGTGTCTCAACATCAACCGGAACTGGAAATTTAGTTCTTTCAACTAGTCCGACATTAGTAACTCCGGTATTAGGTACTCCAGCTTCTGGAACATTATCAGCATGTACAGTTGATGGTACTGTAAGTGTTGGTTATATTACTGTTCCTCAAAACTCACAAGCCGTGTCTTATCCTGTTGTACTAACAGATTCAGGAAAACATATATTTCATAGTAGTGCAACTGCTCATACATATACTATACCAGCAAACTCGTCTGTTGCATTTCCGATTGGTACAGTACTAACATTTATTAATGATACTGGTTCGGGTGTTTTATCAATTACTATTACTACTGATACAATGGTATGGATTCCATCAGGTGATACTACTGCAACGCGAACATTAGCTGCAGGAGGTATGGCAACTGCAATTAAAATTGCATCAACAAAATGGTTTATATCAGGCGCAGGCGTGTCATAAGGATTTATATATGAGTGGAATTTTATCAACATTAATAGTTGCAGCCGGCGGACTGGCACCACCAAAAAACGTAACAGCTAGTGCTTACACTACTACTGGTTTTACGTTATCGTGGGATAACGATCCTGCAATAACAACATACACTGTACATTACGGACCAACTAAAACTGTATTTTCCGGACTTACTATTTCGTTAACTGGATCAACTCGTAGTGCGGTTATTAATAATTCATCATTTACTGCAAATACTAGTTACGATTATTTTGTAAAGGCAGCTAATGTTTCGGGTACTGTATTTTCAAAGGTATTATCAGTGTTTACTAACCCAGCTGCTCCAACAGGTCTTACTGCAGTTAACGGCACCTGGGCCGAAACTCAGTTTAAACTAACATGGACAAATGTTGCAGGATTTACATACACTGTATGGAATAATTCTACACAAATTACATCAAGTACACCATCACCTACTGGAACAGTTTCTACAATTGATCCAACTAATACTATTATTACAAATTTAACTCCTAGTACTGGTTATAGTTTTTATGTAAAAACCTCTAACTCAACTGGAGTACTAATATCATCAACTGTCCTTTCGGTAACTACACCATTAGCACACCCAATAACGGCTACTGTAGTAAATGATACGCAGATTACAGTATCATGGACTAATACTTCTGGGTATACATTTACTTTATGGAGAAATACTACCCAACTTTCTGGTTGGACCACTGCATCCGGAACTAATACTTACACTAATACTAGCTTAACTGCAAACACTCAATATACGTATTATGTAAAAGCAACTAATACGTTTGGTATTTCAACTAGTTCTGTTATTAAAACTACAGCACCTGCTGCACCGTCAATTAACTATGCGATTCTAACTTCAAGTAGCACTATACAAGTATATTTAAACTCAGCGTCTGCCGGAGCAACGTCGTATACCGTAGTTGCTAGATATTATTACGGAAGTTCAACGTTTACCACTTATAATGTAACATCTCTTAGTATTAGCGGAGTAAGTATTACAGTTCCTTCCGGAAATATAGCCGGGTCTTCGAATAATACAGCATATCTAATTAGCGTTAGAGCAGTTAGCGCAAACGGTGAAAGTGCAGAAGGGACTAGTGCTGCCTGCGCGTGGCTTTCTGGAGTTTCTAACTATCAAGGAACACCAATTGTTAATGGAACTCTGTATACCAACTTTGGCAACTCTGGAGCTGTTAGTTATAATATGACACCAACTCCGGTTTCAAATACATATTCATTAACTGGAAATTGGTCAACAGCCGGTAGTTCAGGCGCCGTACATATTTATGGCTCTAGTGTTCCTAGAATAAGAATATATAACTACGCTACAATTTGGGCCGGCAGTGGTGGTGGTGGTGCCGGCGCTTCTGGTTTGAGTAATGGAAATAACGGCAATCCTGGCGCTGATGCAGTAAACATAGATACAGGAACAACCGTTGAATACTTCTATAACGGAGGAGTAATTGCCGGCGGTGGTGGTGGTGGTGGCGGTGGCGGTGGCTGGCACGGTGGTGGTGGTGGTGGTGGTGGCGGCGCCACCTATAGTCCAACTACTACATATCGCGGTGGTGGTGGTGGCGGTGGATCTGCATATAGTACTTCAGGAAATTATGCTGGTAGTTCCGCCGGGGGCGCAGGCAGTGCAGGTGGTTACAATAACGGCGGTAGTGGTGGCACCGGCGGCACCGGCGACTCTTCTGGTACCTTTTCACGAGCTGCTAGCAACGGAAGTGGCGGTGCAGCAGGCTGCGGAAGCGGTGGCGGCGGTGGTGGCGCAGGATATCAAGCATCAGGTGGATTACCAGGCGGTGGTGGTGGTGGTGGTGGTGGCCCGGGAGGCGCAGGCGGTGCTGGCGGGAACTCTGGATATAGTACAGGCGGCGGTACCGGCGGTACTGGCGGGTATGCAATACGAAATTTTTCAAAAATTACTACTTGGTCAAATGGTGGCACTGTAGGTGGAGCTCTTGCTTAAAATATTTTTAAAGATTTTCAATTTTATAAATACTTAAAAAAGAGGTGTAAATGAAAAAGTTTTATTTTATTTCAGGGTTGCCGAGAGCAGGGTCAACCCTGCTCTCGGCAATATTAGTTCAAAATCCAATGTGTTATGCTAGTATTTCATCACCAGTGCAACTAGTTACACAGCATATGACGGAGATTGATCAGATTGGAACTAATCAATTACTAACTAATGACAAAATAAAGTTAATGATTAAATCAGTTTTTGATGTTGCATATAGTGATATAGATAAACCTATAATTTTTGACACAAACCGATCATGGACTAACCTTGTTGAACTATTAAACGAAGTAGTAGATGATTTAAAAATTATTTGCTGTGTTCGTGATATTCCTTCTATATTAAATTCGTTTGAGAGAGTTTATCGAGACAATATATATCAATACAATTCTCCTGTATATCTAAACAGCACGCAAAATGTATATTTTAGATGTGAGAATTTAATGAAATGGGATGGAAGTGTTGGACGGCATTTAGCTTCATTAAAAAGTGCAATACATTCTACGTTTGCAGATCGTATTTACATATTAGAATACGACTCGTTAGTAGCAAATCCAAACTCCGAAATGCAAAATATTTATGAGTTTTTAGGAATGGATAATTTTGAACATGATTTTACTAAGATAGAAAATTTTAAAAATATTAAAGATTGCGATGCGCAACTTAACTTAGTTGGTTTACATGATGTGCAGCCAACTGTAGGTGCAATTAACCGTTATCAATTGCTACCAGATGATTTAATACGTCAATACAGCAATTTAGAATACTGGAGACAACATGGATTTTAACAATTTATCAGCTTTAGAACGATTAAAATATTATAGAACAAATGGGTTTACTACTGATGCATTGTCTGATATAGATTATCGGGTTCGAATTGCTGCATATTATAATCTTGGTTATACTACCGATGCGCTAACTGATGATTCGGCCATTATTAGATGGAATGCAAGTGTTTATTTTAATGATTTTAATCTTGAAGATACCTCGCTGTACTACTTACAAAACTATTACCGAATGGTTGGTTATTCAAAAGATCAAGTAAATAGTCCTATTGATTGGGTAAGACATGAAGCTTCTCAAATTTATGGTTATACCGAAGCCGGACTGACAGATACGTATTTGCCTATAAGGCTAGAATGTTATAGAATTTTTGGATTTTTAGAATCTGCATTTGCTAATCCCGATGCTGGTATTAGACACGAAGCGTATACTAATCTTGGTTATCCTGCTGCCTCTCTACTTGAGCCATCTCCTATTGTTAGAGAATACGCAGTTGCGGAATATATTAAAAATAACCCAGTATGAAAATTTTAATTATGGGTTTACCTGGTTCAGGTAAAACTACCTTAGCAAAAGAATTAATTAAATTATTACCTAACTCAGAATGGTTTAATGCTGATACAATTAGGCAACAATATAATGATTGGGATTTTAGTGTCGGTGGAAGACTTCGCCAGTGTGAAAGAATGAAGACATTAGCAAATACTTCAAATGCTGATTATGTTATATGCGATTTTATTGCACCAACTAATGCTATTAGAGAACAGTTTAATGCTGATTTTTTAGTATTTGTTGATACTCAAGATAGTAGTAAGTATGATGATACTAACAAATTATTTGAAAAACCTCAAAGTTATAATATTAGAGTAGACAGTAAACATGCAATTTATTGGGCTAATCAAATAAAAAACATTTTAAAATAAATCTCACAACCATACTCAACTGATTGTATAAATACTACAATATAGTTGGGTATCGGTCAAAAATGCAGATTGTATCAACCAGCTTACAATTGGATAATATAATGGCAACACTCTTAAAAAACAAACTCCTTTTTAGAAACTAATAAAAAGTTATAAGCTATCAATAATATCAATAACAGTTTGAATTTTAGTTTGAATAACTTTATTACGCAAACTAAGATTTAATCCTCGATGTACAGGTTTTGGTAATGCTACTAAGCTAAACCAACCCCATGCAATATGTTCATCACTTAATATTGGTACAAATTCAGAGTCAACTAAACAAAAATATGTATGAAAATTGAAAACACTATCGTTAGACACAAATTTTTCTAACGGTAGTGTTTTTATAATATCTGGTATAAATCCAATTTCTTCTTCAATTTCTCGAGTAAGACCTTGCCACGGATTCTCATTAATTAAATTAGTACCGCCAACTAATCCCCAGGTACCTTGGTGTTTACCTGACGATTTTTGAATTAACAAAAATCGATGAGTTGATCGTGCATATATTAATGCCCCGCTACAAATTATATTTTCTACTACAGTTCCAGCCGCCATGTACCTGCCCTATATAAACCTTCAAAACTTTTAGCCCATGCAACACCGTTCCAAACAAATTGAATACCTGTATATGTATTAGTCTGCCAAATCATTGTATCGATTTCGTATACTGAATCAAATATAACATTCCATCGAGTTCCAGTCCACTCAATAATATCATTTTCGTGTGCAATTAAATCAATATCATCGGTTGATCGCCATGCAACTGCACCTTCGCTGTTTGTATCTGAACCAATACTTTCAATTAACAAATATCGTAAACCTATTGCAATAGGTTGATCAGTTGACTGTTTTAATGGTCGATGTGGGTTAAACTCAAGTGGGTTAATAATTGCATCAAACGTACCTGGACTGTTTGCTCGATTAGTAAGATGATAATTAGTATCAGTGTCTAAATTTCCTGAACTGTCTATTCCTGTATTACGATTTAACGTATCCATATCCCAGTCAATATCCATAATTGATTCGTCTTGACTGTTTAATGAAATAGTACCATTTATCTCAGTACCATTTCGTTGTTTTATAAATAATCTACTAAAATGAGGTATAAATTTTTCAGGATATTTTGATAATATTTGTTCCCATGGTGTTACTGCTCGTTCAACATCAGGCATGCTGTATTGCGATGTATCATGTTCATTACTATAACTAGGACTTAATAATGTAATTTGATTTTCATATACTTCAATACTGTACTGTTCAACAACTGTAATAACTTCTGCTAAAAATGCAGTACCTGCTTCGGCAAATTTAGTAGTTGGATCTAAATAATCAGCACCGAACAACGGAGTAGCATAAGTAGAACTTCCATCAAATAAACCAGTAACAATTTTAGTAATTACACCAAGTTGTTTAATTTTTACTGGAGGACTAATCCATATTGGACTTGACAATGTTAATGTTGCTATGTCAATCGGAGTGTCTGTTCCAACAGGTACTGATCTACTAGACCAATTAACTGAATCTAAGTTCAATACCGATAGGCTTGTCCAATCTGCATAATTATCAGTTGTTTGAATTTCTAAGCTAGGATTAAACAACATTAACAGTTGTTCTAAAATTTGTAATTTTTGATCAGTATTTGCAGACCATATGTCAACTTTCATTGTTAATTTAAATGGAGTTGGCATTAATCGTTCAATTGTATAATTTCTACCTCGATTTCCGGTGTATGCACCATTAGTAATATCACGTTCTCTAACATGCAATTTACTAACAAACGTTGAATCAGCTAGTCTGTCTCGATCTAAATCTAATCCGTAAATATAGACACTTATGCGAGGAACTGAATTAATTGCATTTTCTGAATTCTGTCTTAGGATACTAGCAGCTTGTCTATCAGCATCTCCGTATAATACTGGTATACGATGTAACGATCCGTCGCCGTATCTAACTGTAAATTCACTAAGAATCCTAATTGTCTGGGTGACATATCTTCGTATAGCACCGTCATAAAAATGTTGCATTGTGTTCTCCTATAGTAATATTTATTATTATCTAAATACTGGAATTATAAATCTGCTTTTGGTCTAAGTACTTTTGATATTGACTGACGTTCTGCTTCTCGATAATTAAATAAGCTAACTCGCCACGCACCTGCATGAGGTATAACAGTTTGATTATTATTTACTATTGGTAAATTAACCCTAATTTTATCAACTCCGTTATCATTATATGCTTCTAGTAAATTTTCAAGATCTGCAACTACAAATTCTAATCGATGTTCATCAAGTTTTAACACAAGGTATAATCCGGTTACATTAAATAATATAGATGTGTTAAATGCTATATCTCCAACTGATAATCTAACGTAATCATTTGCAAGTTCTTCATTATAAGTAAAGTTACTGTTATTAATGAAACTAATTCTTCTTGTAAATCGAGTATCTGTATTTGTTAATGTCATTCTAACTGCATCTTCTATTTTCATCCATTTCTCTCCATCCCATCTAAATAATCGATTAGGCATAAAGTCGAGTCTTAAAAAGAAATCGTCAATTGCAACATCTGTAGGAAATTGAATTCCTTTACCAAATACATAACCGTTAACTGGATATCCGTCACCTACTAAGAAACCAGAATAACCAGATCTAAATGGTACCCCATTAATATTACTTGCATTAACATTTGACTGCCCGTCTATTATTTGACTACAATAACTAGCATCTAACTCAGATGAATCAACAGTAACTAACGTGGATGTACCAGTTAACGAATCAAATGCTAAAGTATAAAATTGTCGAGTTTCAAATCCGGATTTTGGTAAATCAGCCTCTGCTTGCCTAACGATTGCATCATTAATTTCTAATTCTTTATTACGAGTACTTAACAGTTCGCGCAATGCATTTGGAATATCGTCACTCATAGGCTGATCAAGAATATCCGAAAATTGTTGATTGTCGGTAATCTTTTTAAGTTTTAATCTATATAAATGAGGAAACCATGTAACACTAAAACCTTCGCTAGCTCGACTAACATCTTCAATAACAAAGAATCTAGGCAAACTTAAATCAAAATCATTTAACGCAAAATCATCTTTTAAATGCGGTAACTCGATAACGTCACCACTTAATGGTTTACGACCTATTGTTAATATAAAGTCATTCATGTGTACAGTCATAAACACTGTATCATTATCAATAAACAATCCAAATTGACTTAGACTAAAGTCAATATTTTGTATTTGATAATGCCCTCTAAGTTTATATATTTCTGGTTCGTATTTGCGATCTCGATTTTCTAAAAATAACAAATCTTGAATATTTGTTTCTTTTATTACATCATATATTGGTTGATCAGCAGTACCGTCATCCTGGATTTTAGGACCTAAATATTTATGAAAGTGAACATCTGTTCCTCCAACTTGAAACATCCTTGATATTTGGCGATCGATAAATCTATAATTGTTGCCTTTCTCGGGTTTGTAAAGTGAAAGTTTAGGCATGTATGTTCTCCTTAGATATTATCATATTTATCTTACAATAGAGCTACGAGCGTTACCATAGTAGGTGTATTTGTTATTGATAAATATCATTGTTGATGTTATTATTTGATGTCAAGGTAGTTAGGAATTTTCGTTCCGTGAACTACATTTTCATTACACAAAACGGAGCAACATTATGTCTGATGACACATCCTCATTAATAGAACGAAATAAAGTATTTGAATATGTTAGAACTCTTCTTGGTGAAGGTATGATTGACATAGATTTAGATCCAATTCATTACGAAATTGCATTAGATAGAGCATTAAATCGCTTTAGACAACGTAGTCCAAATGCCGTAGAAGAAAGCTATAGTTTTTTAGAATTAGTACAAGATCAAAATGATTACAGATTACCTGACGAAATTATAGAAGTACAGAGTGTATTTAGACGTGCAATTGGATCACGTACTGGTCTAGGCGCAGGTGGTACATTATTTGAACCATTTAACTTAGCATACACTAACACTTATTTAATGAGCGGTAGTATGATGGGTGGATTAGCAACATACGAATTATTTGCCGGTTACCAAAAATTAGTCGGTAAAATGTTTGGTAGCTACATTGAGTTTAAATGGAAACCGACTAGTCACGTATTAACTATTTTGCAACGTCCGTTTGCACAAGGTGAGCAGATTCTTATTAAATCGCATAACTTTCGACCTGACTTTGTATTGTTAACTGATATCTATGCTAAACAATGGCTGCGAGATTATACGCTTGCGAGTTGTAAAATTATGCTAGGTGAAGCACGTAGTTTATTTCAAAGTATTGCTGGACCAAGTGGCAGTATGTCATTAAACGGTAATGATATGAAATCTGCAGGTAAAGAAGAATTAGAAAAACTTGATAAAGAACTTGAAACACTAATATCTGGCGGAACTGGGTATTATTTCGTAGTAGGATAATTTGACATTTAACTAAAATGAGTGTATAATACTTATTTTAGGAGAATAATATGATTATCGGAATCGTAGGAAATATAGGCGAAGGTAAAGACACTGTTGCAGAATATTTAGTTAATCAACATAACTTTAAACGTGAAAGTTTTGCAGGTACATTAAAAGATGCAGTCGCTGCAGTTTTTGGGTGGGATAGGATATTACTTGAAGGACAAACTGCTGAATCAAGAGCATGGCGCGAAACAGTTGATCAATGGTGGGCCGATAGATTATCAATGTCAAACTTAACTCCTCGATATGTATTACAACAATGGGGCACAGAAGTTTGCAGAAAAAGTTTTCATGGTGATATTTGGATTGCTAGTTTAGAAAACAAATTACGAACTATAACAACTGATGTTGTTATTAGTGATTGTAGATTTCCAAATGAGTTTACTGCTATTAAAAATGCAGGCGGCATTATTATTCGGGTAACCAGAGGACTAGAACCAGAATGGCATCAATATGTTAACGGTGCAATAGCTGGTAATATTGATGATATTTTAATGTTACAACATTGTGGGATTCACGAAAGTGAGTGGGCATGGTACGGTTTATCTGTTGATCATATAATTGATAACAATTCTACAATTGACGAGTTATATGTTAAAGTAGCTAAAATAGTTAAGATATAATGGTATAAAATTGTAATTTCCTATAAATACAGTTAGAACTTGTATAAATGGAGATTATAATATGGCTCAACAACTTAGTTCACCAGGCGTGAGTGTAGAACTTTCAGACGAAAGTTTTTATACCTCAGCAGCCCCTGGCACTGTACCTTTAATTTTTGTTGCCACTGCAGCAAACAAATTAAACAGCGCCAAGACTGGAATTGCTCCAGGAACAACATCAACAAATAACGGAAAAGTATATTTACTTACCGGACAAAAAGATTTATTAGACACATTTGGTACACCTGTATTTAAAACTGATAGTAATAACAGTCCAGTACATGCTGGTGAACAAAATGAATATGGTTTACAAGCTGCTTATAGTTATTTAGGCATAAGCAACCGTGCATTTGTAGTTCGTGCAGATATTGATTTAGAACAAATTTCACCATCAGCAGCAGTACCTGCAGGAGTTCCTGAAAACGGCACATTTTGGTTAGATACAGCTACGTCACATTGGGGTTTATTTGAATGGGACTCGGATTCTGCATCAACTAAACTTGGACAAACGTTTTCAAATGTAGTACCGACTACAATCACTGATACTAAATTAGTAGTTGATTTTGCAGGCGGTGATTATAGACCAAAACCGAGTTACGGTGCGTCTGGTACTTATGCAGTAGTGCTAGTTTCTAGTCTTGCTACTATGTGGTTTAAATCACCACGTAATGGACAATGGGCACAACTTGGTTCGGTAGATTGGGTAAACAGTCGCCCAACCGTACAATGTGCAAACTCTGAATATAGCTTTACGTTAGTTGACACACCATCTGCAACTGAAGATGCTGATACTATTACAATTAATGCTGAATTATTTGAAGGATTTACTTCACTAGACGCGTTAGTTACTCTTATTACTACCCGTGATATTGATGGGGTTTCTGCATCGATCGTTAATAACAAATTAGAGTTATATTCAACCGGTGTTGATATTATTTTATCAGATGGTTCGCAAACTGCAACAAAACTTGGAGTTACGCTCGGTACATACAACGCACCTGCTTTAGCAATATCTGCACATACATTAATTCCACAATTTAAACGTAAAGATATTCCAACTTCAGTAACTGGTAAACCAACCGGATCTGTGTGGATTAAAACATCTGCAGTTAATCGAGGTGCTGACTGGATAGTTCAACGTTATAATACTGCAGCAAAATCATGGATTAGCGTAAAAGCACCTGTGCATAAAAATGGTGCAGCAGCATTAGCAGCTCTTGATCCAACCGGCGGCGGCATTAATTTAGCAGGCAATACATTATATGTTAAGTATAATGATGCTGAATTTGAAACACCGGCTGCTAACTTTAAGATTTATCGTCGTACCGATGTAACTGCTACTAACATTACATCAGCATTAATAAAATATGATACGTTTAATAGCGGTGGTTACTCATTTGATATTAGTGAAAGTGTTCCTGGTTCTGCAACTCTTGTTACAAGAACAGTAGATTTTACTATTCCTGCGTTACCATCACAATATGTTGAATCTGAAATAGTTACTGGTGTGATTGATCGTATTTTGTTTGCTATTAATGATTCACGAAATACTACTTCGTCAGTACATGCAGTACAAACAGGAAATCGAATTGTAATATCACATCGTCGTGGTGGTGACATTGAGTTTAATGATGGCGGCGGTACGCCACTATCAAAATTATTCTCGCCAACTACTACTGCTAATTTCTATCGTCATGCAAGTTTTGGAAATGGTGATCCATTGAACGCAGATAAGTATATTGCTACATTATGGACTGAATATTCAAATGATAGAATTCATTCGTTTATTACACCTAGCAATACCGTGTTAACAGGCGCAGCAGTTGATGGATTATTATGGTACGATCCTAAATTTGAAGAAGTTGACATTATGTATAATGATGGCACCAAATGGCGTGCATATCGTAACGTAGATCACGGTGGTGGTCCGGGTGCAACTGATGTTAATGGTCCGCTAGTTACTCCAACTAAACCAACTACACAAAGTGATGGTATTTCTCCATTAGTAGAAGGTGATTTGTGGATTGATATGTCAGACGTTGAAAATTATCCAGCATTGTACAAATATATTAACTTTACTAAAAAATGGGAAAAAGTTGATATTACTGATCAAACATCTGAAAATGGTATTGTATTTGCTGACGCACGTTGGAATAACAACGGTATGTCAAGTGAAAGCAGTTCAATTGTAGAGTTATTAGGTGGACGATTAGAAGCTGAATTAACCGCAGAACAACGAATAATGGCTGACTTTGTAGACTTTGATGCACCAGAACCTGAATTATACCCAAAAGGTACAATGTTGTGGAATTTACGCAGAAGTGGATTTAACGTTAAACGTTTACATAAAAACTATGTCAATGTACTACAACGTAATTTAAGATTCGGTAATGAACCTATGACTTCGTATTATCCAGATCGTTGGGTAAGTGAATCTGCTAATTTAGCAACCGGAGCAGGTGCGTTTGGTCGCCATGCACAACGTGGTGTGGTAGTACAAGCATTGCAAGCCGTTGCAAATACAAATCAACAAATTCGTGACGAAGAAGCTAGAGTATTTAATTTAATTGCGTGTCCTGGATATCCAGAACTAGTCGGCGAAATGAAAATTTTAAATTATGATCGCGGAATTACTGCGTTTGTTATCGGCGACACTCCTGCACGTTTAGCACCTGATGCAACATCATTAAGTAATTGGGGTAATAATCAAGCTGGCGCAGTTGAAGACAATGATCTTGGATTAACTACTAGCGATGAATATCTTGCATTTTTCTACCCATGGGGTTACACAAGTGACAACCTAGGAAATAACATCGTTGTGCCACCTAGCTATATGATGTTACGTACAATTGCATTAAGTGATAATGCAAGTCATCCATGGTATGCACCTGCTGGAACTTCAAGAGGTGTTATTAATAACGCAACTGGTGCTGTTTATGTTAAATCAACTGGCGAAATTCAAGAAATTTCACTAAACAATGGCCAACGTGATACACTTGCAAGCATTAAAGTAAATCCAATTACATTTATTGCTGGTTCTGGATTAGTTAATATGGGTCAATATACTCGTGCTTCTGCAGCATCTTCATTAGATCGTATTAATGTTGCTAGATTAGTTGTTCAATTGCGCAAACAATTTGCAGCACTTACAAGACCATATTTATTCCAACCGAATGATATTGCAACTCGTAATCAAGTAAAACATGCAGCTGAACAACTGTTAATGGAATTAATGGGTCAACGTGCATTATACGATTATGTAGTAGTATGTGATACAACAAATAATACTCCGGCCAGAATTGATCGCAGTGAACTATATCTCGATGTTGCAATCGAACCAACTAAAGCTGTAGAATTTATTTACATTCCGTTGCGTTTGAAAAACACCGGTGAAATCAAAGCATTAGGAGGAAAATAAAATGTCAGCTGCATCATTAAATAATTTTTCAGTTCCAACTACTTCAGAACCAACTAATACTGCATTATTAATGCCTAAACTAAAATATCGGTTTAGGGTACTTTTTGATGGTTTAGGAGTTGCCGGTTCTGATGTAACTGAAATAACAAAACAAATATCAGAAGCATCACGTCCCAACGTGAAGTTTGAAGCTAAAACAATCGACGTTTATAATAGTAAAATTAATTATGCAGGTAAACCTACATGGGATCCGATTACTATTAAAATTCGTGATGATTCATCTAACACAGTTAATACATTAATTGGTCAGCAGAATCAGAAACAATTCGATTTCTTTGAACAAAGTTCGGCTGCTGCAGCTGGTTCATATAAGTTTAAAATGACAATTGACGTTTTAGATGGCGGAAACAGCGGTAACTTCCATACAGAATCTAGCATCTTAGAAAGTTGGGAATGTTATGGTTGTTATATTGTGTCAACTACATACGGCGGATTAGATTACAAATCTGCAGATGCAATGACAATTGATATTTCAGTTCAACCTGATAACTGTGTACAAGTAGTAACACAAGGTGGAGCAGGTGGAGCTATTGGTGGAACTACCGATAGAACACTTGACGTTGTTACTGTAGTAGGCGGCGTCGGTACAACCGTGTAATATTACACTACTATAAAGAGCCCGCATTGCGGGCTTTTTATTGAGCTATTATTAACTACCCAGTTTATTAAAAGGATAAATATATATATGGCATTTACACCTAATGAATATTTAATCTCTGATCCAGTTGAACATCTTCGTTGCAAACAACACGCTGCAAGAACATTTGTCGACGATCAATTTAGATTATTACCTAAAAACAAATTTCTATTTCACGTTGCATTTAATGTTAATTGGAAAGTATTAACTAATGTTAATGCAAAATTATTAGAAACTCTTAAATATGAAATTAACCTACTAGTTAAAAACTCTACGTTACCTGCATATACAGTTTCAACTGAAACATTAAACCAATATAATCGAAAAAAAGTAGTACAATATCAGCATAAGTATGGTGACATTGATATCACATTTCATGACGACAACATGGGATTAATTAATCAACTATGGCAAGCATATTACAAATATTATTATCAAGATCCGACTGTATCAGGTAAAAACGGTACATATAATAAAACTGCAACTAGACCATCGTCGTTTATAACAACACCGTATGGTTATAAAGGTCCAGTAGCACCGTTCTTTAATTACATAACAGTATATCAAATGGCACGCCATGAATATGTAAGTTATAAGTTAATTAATCCGGTTATCACATCGTGGACCGGCGGGGGAGTTGGCTATCATTTAGGCGAATCGCATTCAATTGATATGAAATTAGCATATGAGTCAGTGTCGTATAATACAGGATTTGTTGATGACGGCCAAATGGAGGGTTTCGGTGCAGTGCATTACGATTGGATGCCATCTCCGTTATCTAGTAAATTTCCTGCTAATACTGCATCATATCCGTCATTTGCGTCTTCGGTCGGTGCAAGAGATTCTATTCCAACCTCTATTATTAAACAAGTTATTAAGCAATCACCGTCGGCAACCTCGTTAAGCACTGCTGCAGTTGATAATGGTTCAGGTATTGCTATTGCATCAACTGCAACATCAACTACTACTGCATCTCCGGTGTCAACAATTTCTACTGCTGCTCCGGCTACTACAACTACACCTATCACTGCAAAGTACGCTAACAATGTATAAAAGGATACAAAATGACTACTAATTTACCAAGCGATACCACTACTAGCAGTTTAACTGAAGTTAAATCGTTCTTTGACAAGTTCCATAAAACTGAAGTAACCTTCCCTAGTGAGGAAATTGACGCGGTGATCGGGTTCTTCCAACGACGTAATTTTGATACAGACAGTGCAAGGGCAACTGGCATTGTATTTTTAAATCAAGCACGCACTGATAATGTACCTGTATTTACATTACTTGAATCACTTAAATCATTACCGACGTTACAGTTAAATCAAGTAGTTGCACAAATTTTAAATTCATATAGAGAACCTACTAGTCTGCTAGGGTACAGGATTAAGTTTTTAGAAAATACATTTGAATCAAGAAATATACTATTATGAGCAGTCGTAAATTTGCAAAAGGAAAATTTACTACATCTAATCCAGATAAGTATGTTGGTACTAAAATACCATACTATCGAAGTTCTTGGGAATGGAGTTTTATGAACTTTTGTGATTCAAATGCGAGCGTAATTAAATGGGCAAGTGAAGCAATTACTATTCCGTATAGAGATCCATTAACTAATCGAAATACTATTTACTTACCTGATTTTTTTATTCAATATATAGATAAACATAATAAGCTTCATAATGAATTAATTGAAATTAAACCTGCAAGCCAGCATATCTTAGAACGCGTCGGTAAAAACAAATACAACCAATCTCAATTTGTTAAGAATCAAGCAAAATGGGCAGCTGCAACTGCTTACTGTAAACAACACAGCATTGTGTTTAGAGTTATTAACGAAAATGATCTCTTCTGGAATGGGAAAGGTAAATAAATACAGTTTACAAGGTAACAAGTATGTTATCAATTCGGTATTATATAGGATAACCCATGAAGAAACTTGAAGAACTTCTAAATCTTCCAGAAAGTAAAGTTATTATAGCAGAAGAAAAAATAAAAACACCTGTACCAGTTGATACAGTTCCGTTATTTAGAGAAATGTCAGAATTTGATAAAATTTCAGCAGCATTGCCTCATGTAAAAGGCTTAGGTGATATTAGTGATTCTGAATTTGATGCGCTAGCACAACGCGCTACTGATGCATATGACGACTTAATGGATTTAGGAATGAACGTCGAAGCAAGATATAGCGGACGAGTTTTTGAGGTAGCAGCAAGTATGCTTAAGAATGCAATCGATGCTAAATCAGCAAAGATTGATAAAAAACTTAAAATGATCGAGTTGCAACTTAAAAAACAAAAATTAGATAACGATTTACATCAAGAAGATAGTGGTATTAATATTCCAGGTGACGGCTTTATCGTTACGGACAGAAATAGTCTTATCGAAAAATTAAAGAATATGAAATAAATATACTATCAGGAACACATTATGAAATCATTTAGACAACACTTATTAGAATCAACTCAGGTTTACGAATTTAAAATTAAAATTGCAGGTGAACCTACAGATTGTGATATTGATAAACTTAAAACTGCATTAGGCCGATTCACTGTTGAATCTTTTTCGGAAGGTGTGCGTACTCCAATTCAAGAAACGCAATTTGACTTTCCTGAACATAAAAATATTAATGTCACAGTGTACGATGTAGTATTAACTTATCCAGCAACTAGTCACCAACTTCGAGATATTGCTACTGAATCATTAGGTATATCACAATGCTGTGTAAAAGTACGTAACCGTAAAGAACAACAAGAAACTGAAATTAATCACGAACATGATGAAAAAACTGGCGAATCATTCCTAGGTAAAGATTATGATAAAGAGAATAATCAAAATCTAGTAGGTGATGCACATTCAATGTCATTATTAAAAGAATTAGGAAAAGTTAAACACCAAGGCGAACAGTATAAAGGCGTTAATGAAAAATTGTTAGCAAAAAAAGCACCTGTTGAAAAAACAGCAGCAGTTGCAAAATCTGATAAAAAGATGGGAATAATTAGTCCAATTGGCTCTAAACAAGTTATACTGCCAACTGCTACTACAGGGAAAAAATAATGAACTTTAAAGAGTTAGCACACAAATTACAAAATATTCAAGAAGGTCGAGATGTAGAATGCGCAATGGGCGAATGCGGCGATGACGGCATGGGACTTCCTGCGGCAATTATGGGAATAACTAATCAGTCACATCCTGAAGAATCGTTAACGATGAACGTTACTATTAATAGTAAAGGCGCTGGTGGAATTCGTGATTTAATGGATATCTTAAAAGGTATCGATGATCACAGTCACGATGATCATCATGGTGATATGAAACCTGGTATGCCAGATGATGACGATGGACATGCGTTGTTTGGTTCTGACGATATTGAAACGGTAATTGACGATAGTTATAAAAATTCAGCACATGGCGACGCAGGCCCAACTACATTCGGTATTGACGCAGTTACTACGACAGGCGATGACATGTTTAGCAAAGGTGACGAAGCTCCTAAACAAGCAGGCGGTGGTAATCCATGGAATATGCGTAACGAATCATTAGTACATAACTTATCGTCATTGTATAACGATATTAAAACTCGTAAATTGCAAGAATCTTCTAAAACAATTGATCAAGGTAACCCTTATCAAAAAAGAAGTAGATAATACGTTTACCTGTTGTATACTGCATTCATAAAGCGGACATCATGTCCGCTTTTTCTTGTAAATACGATTATGACAAAAAAGGATAATTTATGGCAGCTAAATCGTTAGACGGGGTGCTTACTAAGAAGGCACACAAGACTGAAAAATTTGCAGAACAACAAATCACCGATTTGCAGATGTGTTCACAACCAGATAATGGTTATATATACTTTGCAAAACATTTCTTTTATATTCAACATCCGGTACAAGGCAAACTTTTATTTGAACCATTTGATTATCAGAATCGATTATTAAATTGTTATCATTCGTATCGATTTAATATTAATATGTTACCACGACAAAGTGGAAAAACAACATGTGCATCTGCATACTTATTATGGTATGCAATGTTTCATCCAGATCAAACTATATTAATCGCAGCTCATAAATATACCGGCGCTCAAGAGATTATGCAACGTATACGATACGGATACGAATTATGTCCGGATTTTTTACGAGCAGGGGTTGTTAGTTATAATAAAGGATCGATGGAATTTGATAACGGATCACGTATTGTAAGTCAAACAACTACCGGTACTACTGGTCGAGGTATGAGTATTTCGTTACTATACTGCGATGAGTTTGCGTTTTTACAACCAAATATTGCTACTGAATTTTGGACATCTATTTCGCCTACACTAGCAACAGGTGGTCGATGCATTATTACATCTACTCCTAATAGTGATGAAGATCAATTTGCTATACTCTGGAAAGAAAGCCAAAACTTTTTTGATGAGTACGGTAATGAAAAGCTAGATAAAATTGGTATCAACGGATTCTGTGGTTTTAAAGCCAACTGGTGGGAACACCCGGATCGAGATGAAGAATGGAAAAAGAACGAACTTGGACGTATAGGTGAAGAAAAGTTTAGACGTGAGTATGGGTGCGAATTTTTAGTATTCGAAGAAACACTTGTTAACAGTATTAAGCTAGCAGATATGGTAGGCAAAGAACCAATATTAAAAATGGGGCAAGTGAGATGGTATAAAAAACCAACTTCGGAAAACTTATATCTAGTAGCGTTAGATCCTAGTTTAGGCACAGGCGGAGACTATGCAGCAATCGAAGTATTTGAATTGCCATCAATGACACAAGTTGCTGAGTGGCATCATAACATCACTCCTATACAAAGCCAGGTTAAGTTATTTAGAGATATATTAAAATATATACAAGATGAAATTGGACAAGATCAATACAATTCAATTTATTGGTCAGTAGAAAATAATACAGTGGGCGAAAGCGCGTTAGTAGTAATAGAGAATTTAGGGGAAGAATCGTTTCCGGGATTATTTGTAAGTGAGCCAGGTAGAAAAGGCCATGTTCGTAAATTCCGCAAAGGATTTAATACTACATTTAATAGTAAAATATCAGCATGCTCTAGATTAAAATACTTTATCGAAGAAGATAAAATGACAATCAACAGCAGACCGTTACTTAGTGAATTAAAAACATTTATTGCACATGGCATTAGTTTTAAAGGTAAAACAGGTCAACATGACGATTTAGTATCGGCATTATTGCTTATAGTACGAATGACTGTTATTTTAGCAGAGTGGGATCCAAAAGTATTTGATAGAATGCGGATCGAAGGAGAATATGACGAAGACTGGGAAACTCCATTACCAATTTTTATATCTACTCATTAATCAAAAATCTTCTAGCAATACTCGAAATTAACCACACATTGAAATAAATATAACTATGAGGAATACATAATGGATAACAACTTAGATAAAATTGCTTTAGACCTTTATGGCAAAATACAAACTCGTTTCACTGATATTAAAATGGGAGACGAAAATGCAGCAGTACTAAGTAAAAAAGCTGATATACCACGTGCTAGATTCTTTGAGTTTGAATATACTGAAGATGGCGAACCGCTTGGCACTATTACAATTACTTTAGATATAGATGATGGTGTTGTAGTACAAGTTAGTGGTGATCTAGTAGATGACGATTCAAATACCACACATCACAATGCATACAAATTTATAAGATCATTTAGAAAATTTGCTAAAAATCGCTTATTAAATTTTGATGTGCAAAACATTGGAAAGAGCAATTTAGACAAACGAGACTATCAGTTTCAAGCAAAACCCAAGGAACAACCAATGATGGAAAGTAAAATGTTTGGTACTTCTAGAATAAGTTACCAAGACCTAGGTGAGGCTCGTTTAATAGTTAAACATACTCAACCTATTAATCCAGAGTTAGCCGCAGGCCGTACAATGCATATCGAATGCATTTATGTAGAAAATGCAGACGGCGAGCGATTTAAATACCCGTATAAACATTTACCGGGTGCGCGTGCATTAGCAGAACATATTAAACACGGTGGGATTCCGTACGACAACATCGGTAAACACATTACAAAACTTAGCGAAGAATTAGCAAGTTTACGTAAATTTAAAGGATATGTTAGTCGCCAATCTCAATTATCAGAAGCGATGGGAACAGTTACATCTCGTGTAATTGAACGAATTGAAGCAGTTAAAAAAGAAATTAATAGCTTACAACGCCCTGCTTACTATCAACAATTTGCAGAATCGTTTAATGTTCAAGAAGATCGGGTAATTCCAGAAACAGTTATGAATGATTGGATTGATCGATTAACTGTACGTACTTTTAATGAAGAAATGAAATCAGTATTTCCGTTCTTATACAACATTGTAGATGAAAGTGAATTACCAGTTTGTGAATTATCTGCAGATTACTTTATGGATGAAGCTGCTCCTAAAGGTTGGGAAGGCACTGTTAAGGCAATGAAGAAACACAAGGAAATTGATAATCCTTGGGCATTAGCACATTCAATGAAGAACAAAGGTTATACAAGCCATAAAAAAGAAAGTTATGATCCAGAAGTTGCATTTGAATCATTTATTAATCGTATTATGCTTGAAGATCAAGATGAAGTGTTTAGTTCAAATAAAGATGCACAAAAAGTTGCAATTGACAAATTAAACAAAATTTTAGAAAAAGAATTACGAGGCGGACCGGATGGTATTAATGCTATTCAAAGTTTAGCCGGTTTAATTGATGATTCTGAATTTTTAGATTCGCTGAAAGATATTGATCCGGATTTAGATGTACGACCACTAATACAACAATATGTAACTCAACAAGATCCTGGAGTCGCAATTCAATTAGTATTTGGTGATGGCAAAACAGGCGGAACTGATCTAGCACCTAATGCTAACGGTGCAACACCCGCGCCTGCTGCATCAACACCACCTGCACCGGAAAGTACACCACCTGCAGATTTAGGCGGCGGCATGGGCGGCGGCATGCCACCAGACTTAGGCGGTGAACTGCCAACAGACTTAGGCGGTGAACTGCCACCAGCTCCAGAAGGTGAAATGCCCCCAGCTCCAGAAGGCGAGGTGCCACCAGCTCCAGAAGGCGAAGTGCCACCAGCGCCAGTATCTGAAGAATTGCAACAACTTCGTAAGTTGTCTGGGTTACATGAAGATGAAGCAGAAGACGACACCTGGAAATATAACGTTGATGGCAAAGAAGCATACACACCAGACCAGCTACGCTATATTAGAGATCCACATTCAACGGAAGTTGCAAATGCAAGAGCTCGGTTACAAGATGCAAGAACAAGCGGGGCAACACCTGCACAAATTGCAAAGTACGAAAAAGAGTTTATTGCGTTATCTGGTGGACATGCAGCAGATTTAGATCAGCAAGAACGTATGTATCAAGCATCTACTGAAAAACTTCATGAAAACGAAGGTATCAACCATAAGAAAGCTAAACTTAAAGCCAAGTTTATCAAAGCTAAAGCATCTGGTGCAACATTAGAAACAATGTTTGCTGAAGGAATGACTATCCGTGATGCACTTAGAGAAAGTGGATTAACTCCGTACGAAGCAGGGTTTGGTGAAGGTGACATGGAGGAGGAAGCTCCTGAAAGTGAACACGATTCAGGTATACACCAAATTTTAAAATCAATTGCAGGTTTTTGGAATAAAGAAGCTCGCAATTTTACAATCGGTGGTACTAGAGTTAAAACTAAAATCGTAAAAGGTTTTAAAGATGGGGAATTTTCAAATGCTACCCCGGATGATGTTAAACAAGTTATATCGCGAGTCAATGAGTTAGATCCGAGTGACGGCGATCGTGAACAACATGATGTATTACGATTAGCAGGTGTGCCACACCAAGAAGAACCTGCAATGTCAACCGATCAGCAGTCTAACGATTTAGGTATGATGATCCATGAAATGCAATCAATAAACGAAACAAGAAATACGTTAGCTAAAATTAAAGCACGTAAAATTATGAGAAATAACTATGAAAAAAATTACAGAAAACACGCTTCTAGAATCAATTAAATCGTTAAGACAGCAATTAGCCATTATTGAAGGACGCGGCACAGTTACACATCCGGCGGATACCTCGTCATCTTTTCCGCCACCTAATTTTCAAAACGATCCAATGATCCAACATCCATTTAGCAATGCAACTCAATTTGCTCAGGATAATAATGCAACTATCGTAGATCAGATGAAACGTGCATTTGGTGGACAAGATGCAGGCAACGGACGTACATCATATGGTCACGGTCGTGGATATGTTCCACCTGCAGAAGCACCAACACATGGCGGTGGCAGAGGTGGGTTTACACCACAACCAAAAGGAACTTCAGCTAAACCAACTGCTGTTGGGCCAAATTACGATCAACAATCTGCAAATTCTGCTGATCATTTATTAAATCCCCCACAAAAGTTTAACTTATTTCAACCACAACCACAACATCAATTTAATCCGGCTGATACTAGCTATGCACAAGACCATCCACCCGTTGACGATTTAGGTGGACCATCGGATTTAGATAAAGCTCCACTTGGTGGTAAAACCGGCCCTGCGCCTAAAGGCACTGCAGCTAAACCAACTCAACACCCTGCAGGTCGACCTACTGCACCGGGTGCTAAATTTGATCCAGCTGTTCAAAAATTGCAATATGAATTACAAGCTAAAGGTTACCCAGTTAAAGCTGATGGTATATTAGGACCTAAAACACAAGCTGCATTAGATTGGGAAAATAAAAGTACTGGTAACACACAAGGCGATTTTGACCGTCATCCAGAAGAAATAGACGACGCTAACGATTATTCTGAGCTTGATTATCAAACACCTGATTATGACGATTTTGATGATTCGTCAGACCGATCAATGCCAAATATTCCAGATGACCCAAATAAAAGAATTGCAGAACATGTATCATTTAAACAAGATGACAGTTTAGCTAGAATCATGCAAATTGCAAATTGGAGATAATATGAAAAAAATTACAGAAAACGCACTCTTATTTAGAGTTAACCAATTAAAAGAAAAAATGGCAATGATTGAAGGCAGAGCAACCGGTGCCCAGGCGGCTGAACAACAACCGCCTGCAACGCAACAAACAACACTGCAGGCGTATAATGCAAATTTAGCAGCAGGAATGGATAAAAATGCTGCGTGGACTGCAGCACAAACAGGTGCTGCAAAGCCAGTTACTAGCACAACGCCAGTTACTAGCGGATCAGGTATTCCGGGCGGCGTTGTTGACCAGGCAGTTTCTGGTCAACAAGCACCGTCTACTGCTACGTATAAACCTGCACCGATAGAAAATTACGGTAAATCTACTACACCTACTCCCGGTATACCACCACTTAGTACACTTGCTAATCCAGAGAATAAAGGATCAGGACCTCGCGCTGCGCCAGGTGCTGCTGCACCCGGTGGTGCTGCACCTAAACCAAGTGCACCTGCCCAAGCTAAATGGCCAGAAACTCCTGAAGAAATTAAAGCATTTCAACAAGCGCATAAAGGGTTAGATGGCCAACCGTTAAAAGTAGATGGGTTAATTGGCCCACAGACTATGCAATCATTAGCAAAATCAGGATATAAACAACCGCCAGCTGGATTTAAAATGGCAAATTCTAAACAACCTACTGCTCCTGCATCAGGTGCTGCAGCTAAACCAGCAACACCAGGTCAAGCATCACAAGGCAAAGTATCAGATCCTAAAGTAGTTGAATTGCAGAAAAAATTAATTGCTCAAGGATGGCCACTTAAACCCGATGGTATAATGGGACCTAACACTGAGCAAGCATACCAGGCACAGTTTAAAACTGATTCAATGAATGCGTCTATGCAACCTGCAGCAGCACCAGCAGCACCAGCAGCAGCTCCAGCAGCAGTTCCAGCAGGTGCTGCAGCAATTACTCCTGCATTCCAAAGCCAACAAGCACCTACGCCGGCACCTACCGCCCAACAATCAGCGTATAGTAGCTCTGCACTGGGACAGATGCAACGGGCTCTTCAACAACAAGAAGCTGGACAATCAATTCAAACAGCACCTCCGGAAAAACCAGAAGGTGTAACAGTGTTTCCAGGAACAGTAACACAACAAACAGCAGCATCTGCAGCACAACCGTCTGGTGGATGGGATCAAAACGATCCAAATACTCCAGCTATGTTCCGCAATCCTCTCCCAGGTGAGCCAGGTATGCATGAATCAGTTTCGTTTAAAAATGAAGACAGTTTAGCTAGAATAGTACAATTAGCAAAATGGTAAAAAGAATATGAAAAAGTGAAAGATTTCACTTGCTCATATAAATAATAGAGTATATAATAAGCACATACTTTAAAAGTAAGGCAACTTATATATTAGTATAAAACAATTACAAAACACAAAAAACATATATAACACACAGAGTAACATCTGTGTGTTAACTCAAAACACAATAGGATATTAAAATGGCAACACTAGCAGAAATCAGAGCAAAACTAAAAGCGGCAGAAACACGTAGTACAGATAGTAATTCAGGCGGTGATAAATCAATTTATCCATTCTGGACTATTAAAAATGGTGGTGAAGCAGTTTTTAGATTCCTACCAGACGGCAACCCAAACAATACTTTTTTCTGGGCTGAACGTTCTGTAATCAAATTACCTTTCGCAGGTATCAAAGGTCGTACAGATAGCAAACCAGTAGTAGTAAATGTTCCATGCGTTGAAATGTACAACGACGGTTCAGTATGTCCAATTCTTTCAGAAGTACGTCCTTGGTTTAAAGATCCTTCTTTAGAAGAAATGGGTCGTAAATACTGGAAAAAGAAATCATATATCTTCCACGGCTTTGTTCCTGAAGATGGCTTAGACGAAAAAGAAAAACCAGAAAATCCAATCCGCAGATTTGTTATTGGACCACAAATTTATAAATTAATCCATGCAGCATTGCTTGATGATGAATTTACAGAATTACCTACAGACTATGTAAACGGTTTTGATTTCCGTTTAAAAGTTGGTTCTAAAGGTGGTTATGCAGATTATTCTACTTCTACTTGGAGCAGACGTACACGTCCACTTGGTGAAGAAGAACGCGCAGCAATTGACAAATATGGTTTACCTGATTTATCAGATTACTTACCTAAAAAACCTAACGATGTTGAACTTAAAGTTATGGTAGAAATGTTTGAAGCTTCAGTTAACGGTGAAGCATACGACGTTGAACGTTGGGGCAAATACTTTAGACCATATGGTATTTCAGAAAGCGATGCACCTGCAGCACCTACTGCTACAGTAGCTCCTGTTGTTACTGCAGCACCAGTAGTACATACAGTTGAAGAAGACCTACCATGGGACGAACCAGCCGGTATTGTTAACGCATATACTCCACCACCTGCAGTAGCTGAAGCAGCACCTGCAAGTGATTCAAGAGCTGCTGATATCTTAGCAAAAATTAGAAACCGCGGCGCTTAACAATAAAATGATAAACGTAGCAAGGGGTCTTGCTACGTTACATTATTAGGAGTATACTCATGGCAACAAAACCGTTTGATCTTACCAAATTCAGAAAAACTCTAACAAAAAGCATTGACGGCCTAGGTGTAGGCTTTAACGATCCTACAGATTGGGTCGGCACAGGCAACTATGCGCTTAACTATCTTATTAGTTCAGACTTTCATAAAGGCATTCCATTAGGTAAAGTAACTGTGTTTGCAGGCGAGTCAGGCGCAGGTAAAAGTTATATTTGTTCAGGTAACATTGTTAAGAATGCACAAGAACAAGGGATATATGTAGTATTAATTGATTCAGAAAATGCACTTGACGAATCGTGGTTACATGCGTTAGGTGTAGACACTAGCGAAGAAAAACTTCTTAAACTTAATATGGCTATGATTGATGACGTAGCTAAAACTATTAGTGAGTTTATGAAAGAATACAAAGCGATGGAAGACAAACCAAAAGTATTGTTTGTGGTTGATTCATTAGGTATGTTACTAACTCCGACTGATATTAATCAATTTGAAGCAGGTGATTTAAAAGGTGATATGGGTCGTAAACCTAAAGCACTTACTGCACTTGTTCGTAACTGTGTTAATATGTTTGGCAGTCACAATGTTGGATTAGTGTGTACTAATCACACGTATGCAAGTCAAGACATGTTTGACCCTGATGACAAAATATCAGGTGGTCAAGGATTTGTGTATGCGTCAAGTATTGTAGTAGCAATGAAAAAACTTAAACTAAAAGAAGACGAAGATGGTAACAAAGTTAGCGAAGTAAACGGTATTCGTGCCTCTTGTAAAATTATGAAAACACGTTATGCTAAACCATTTGAAACTTTACAAATTAAAATCCCATACACTACTGGTATGAATCCATTTAGTGGATTAGTTGACTTATTTGAAAAAAAGAACATCTTGAAAAAAGATGGTAATAGACTTAAATACGTGGCTACAGACGGTACTGAAATTAAACAATACCGTAAAGAGTGGGAAAGTAATGCCAACGGTGCTCTTGAAAGAGCAATGGCCGAATTTACCGACGAACCTGTATTATTAGATATACTTGATGATGCAGATGATATCAACGATTACGTTACGGAGGACGACAATGTTGAATGAAACACAAATTGCTGATGTATGGTTATTGTTTGCAGATTACATCGATAAAAAACAAGCAGAAATTGCTGCTGAACGATTTATTGAATTACTTGCAGACTTTGGAGCTACTGATCGCACTTTTTTAGGTGCAACTGGGATTGACCCAACATTAGACCAAGCAATTAATTATTATTTAGAAGACAACGAAGACGAAGACGATGGCTACACTGATTTGGAATTTTAATGACCTGGTATTCTACAATTACTAGAGATATTACAAGATTGCCTGATGGTATTCTGCATTTCGAAGCAGAGTTGACAGATGCCAGAAAAGAATGTAAAATAGCAGGAAACGTAGAAAAAGCATCTGCAGCAATGCCCGGCATTGTAGAACACAGATATGGACAGCTTCAAGAAATTGAAGCTATCCTAGAGTTTCTTAACATTGAATTTAAACGATTAAAAAGTTATCACTTTAGAAAATATTTAGAAACATACGCAAGGGCATTAAGCAGTCGCGATTGTGAAAAATTTGTTGAAGGCGAGGACGATGTAATTGAATATGAAAAAATTATAAACGAATTTGCTTTATTAAGAAACCAATGGTTGGGTATTACAAAAGCCTTAGATCAAAAGTCGTATGCGTTAAGTAACATTATACGATTAAGATGTGCAGGCATGGAAGACGCAACTCTTTAATTATTATGACGGGCTTAGTGCCCGTCACTTTTATAGGTGTATAACACATGAAAACAATAGATAGTCTTCTTCATTTTGTATTCCTTGAAGCTATGACAACCCCTCTTCCGTTCTCATCAAGAGATAGCCGTACATTGCAAAGTTTACATACTGCAATGCAAACCGATACATACATTACCGAAAAACAAGGTAATTTATTACTTCAAATAATAAGCAATGAAATTTACGCGCCATTTATGCTGTTAGCTAATGAACACTATGCAGATTATATCAATAACCCAGTATGGAAGAAATCATTTCGTATATTACCAGAGGTAAAACGAATATATCATATCCCTGCCGGATCTAACCAAATTAACATTAACGTGTTAAAAGAAAACTATACTGGTGTAATTGCAATTGATTTTACGTTTTCAAGTACGATTCGTAATGAATTAAAACCGCTGTCTGATGTTTTGTGGCAAGTTAAATCCGGATCGTTATACTATGCAGATTTTACTGAATCTAATCTTGTAACTATTATACAACTATTAGATCCTTATAAGTTTGAAGTTGAACCAGAGTTACGAGATTACTACAACACAATTAGACTATGGGATAAACAAGATTTTAAAGATATGTACGATGTACACAAATTAGAACATACTAGATTTCAAACCCTTATTTCAACAGATTTAGAATCTAATGATCCTACCATCATAGTTGATAGACGACTAAGATATCAATATTCAACAACTGTTGAATGCCAGACTACTAATGAATTAACTAAACAAATTGCAACCCGTGAAAAATCTAAAGTTTGGATTGATAGTAATACAT